CGGCAGTTGACGGCCGGGACCGGGAGGGCTACGTCGCCGATGCCCCAGCACAGCGAGTGGGCCGAACAGAACTTGCACTCCCACCAATCCATCCGGTCTGTCATACGCTCTGGTGGCTCTTTTGTGAGAATGATTCGTTTCGCTCGTTTAACTAATGCTTTTGCCTGAAACGATTCGTAGTATACTCGCTCAGGATATAGCTCATCAGTGTCCTTGTTTTCCGCTAGGTACAAGGCCCTGCCCATGCCAGTCTTGTGCATATAGACTTGCATCTGCGCGTAGTGAATTGGCTTGGAATTCTCGACGCCGTCCTTTTTGAGCTTCGCGAACGATTTGGCGTTGCACGTCTTAAATTCGAGTACATGCCAGGTCTTTTCGGCACCCGGGATACCCAGGCCGCATCCGTCCATGTGGCCGGAGAAATGCCCGCCTATATCGCTGACCTCAAATTGCTCGCCTGTTGCCGGGTCAACGTCGTGGACAGTGCAGCCGATGTCGCGGAGGTCCTTGATCATTCGGATCTCTTCCAGGTCGCCTGTCTCGAATAGGCGATAGATACGGCCAGGGAAGTCCTCCCTGCAACAGGCGCGAAAAGTGTACCACAGAAACCGATCGCACGGGTGCCCGATGATCGACGCCCCGAGGTAGCCGCGGTACGGGCCCGCGTCGCCAACTTCCTTGTAGTGAGCGTATATCGCCGCGGTGATCGGCGATTCTTTTGGAATGAATTTATCGAGGTCACCCATCCAGACTCTCCCATCCGGTGCTGATTTCCGCCGCCAAGACCGCTGGCGGGGTTTCGTTCACCACTAGGGGATGCACCTCATAGAAGTACAGCCTCTCGGCGGAGTTCGTGAACACGAAAGCTACTCGGCTCTCGCCAGTGTCGTTTTTAACTGACTCAAACCGCAGCGCCATGTTGCCAGCTAGTTTCGGATCAATGCGACAAAGCTCGCATAGAACCATACCGGCACGCATAAAAGATGTCCTGTACTCTTCGACGGCCTCGCAGGCTCTTTTTTCGTCGTAGTCTCGGTTCATGCTTACTCTAGCCTTTAACTGTTACGGCGACCTTCTTTGGCTTCCGCTCGACGAGCTTCGCGAGCTTTGCAAAGAAGTCTGGGTTATTCACCCTGTACCACTCGTATCCATCTTCGTCGAGGGAACGCGTTGCCGGCGACTTGACTGGCGGATGAAGTTCGGCCTCTTTGCATAGGTCATCGATTTTGTCGCAGTCCGCCGAAATAGTGAAACCACGTTTCACAACAACCTTGACTTTGCCGGGGAGCGTGATCGTCCGCTGGCCATCTGCCGGTCCATCGATCAGGGATGCGAGCTTCGACTCAACTTCGATTCGGTCAGCCTTGTCGGAGGCCTCCTTTACCTTGCACGCATCGAAGTCGGACGCGAGAACCACAATCGACTCGAATTCCTCTGGTGTAGGCGGCCTGAATACTTGCTTCGCCATTAGATTCTCCCTTGAAAACTTCAGTGATGGGCGCGGGCAGGACCCCTCCAAACCCATGAAGGCAGGGTTTCCGTCACGAGACGGCATGCGAGTGCGACTGGGGGAAGGGGTCTTGCTCACGTCCATGTGAGCTTCGACTCAGAACGCCTCAGCGGGGGCAGGCTTAGTCTTCCACGGGGCGACACCAACAGCCGGAGCGACAGGAGCGGCAGGGGCTACCGGAGCGGGAGCAACCGGGGCCACAGGGGCCGCGGGGGCAACGGGGGCAACGGGAGTGCCGGCAGGATAGGCCGCGGGGGCCGCGGGGGCCGCGGGGGCCGTCGTCTGCACTGGTCCGGGAGCCGGAGCGACGGGGGCCGGAGCCGCAAAGGCCCGGCAGTCAACTGGGGCGCCGGGGGCTGCGGGAGCGTAAGCCGCCGGAGCCGGAGCGGCCGGTGCCACGGGAGCAGCTGGGGCGGCCGGGGACGGAGCGACGGGAGCGGCGGGGGACGCAACAGCCGCGAACGGCTTGTAGGTGCGGATACTGTTGTCGCCATCCTTGGCGGAGACCTTGACGGCAGCGAGACACACCTTCCCGACAAGCTCTTGGGTATCACGCACGACGGCCAGCCCGACGGCCTGGCCGATGGCGGCGAGCGACCGCATGGAGATTTCTACGGCCTTGGCACTGGGATTGTCGATATTGAGCATATCCCAGAGCTTTCGCCCCTTCGCCGGGCCGTCCAACACGCACAACGTCAGCTTGATGTAGTTGCCGTCGCCGGCCTTAGTTCGCTTGATCTCGGCCGCCTCGATTTGGACCGGATAGTCGCCGGGCGTAAGGGGCAAGAAATCTTCCAGCGGAGCAACTGAACTCGTGTCGAAAGCACCGCCTTGCGGGGCAAAAAAAGCACTCAGGTCGCCAGCTTGGCCTATGGACATAGCATTCTCTCTTGTGGTGAAGTGATTGTGGTTTCCGTAAAGAGCTAGGCGTCGGTTCCGAGCCGACCCTTAGGCCAGTGTCCCGGCCATTGTTCCAGTGAATAGCCATAGGCGTCGTTCTGTGAGACGTGATCGGCCGTGTCACGATCCTTTGGGCTCGCCAAACAAAACGCTACGCTGCCTCGGTTAGCCCAAGCGCAAAATTCTTCTACTTCTTCGTCTGCTGGAAATACACAACTGCCCCGGCGACTTGCTCTTCTCCGCTGGCAGATCGGTTGTAGCATATTTCCATGCGAGCCCCTCCGGGCAATGCCCCGGCGGCCTCTCTCGCTGTTGCAATGATTGCGTCGAAAACTTCCTTCTGGTCGAGTGTAACTTTTACTTCTGTCTTAGGCATGATTTTTTCCCTGAAGTCAAACTAACGGCGAGTGATGCACGGTTGTTGTTCCGACGTTAGTAATGTGAGAGTCGGCCGCCACGATAGCAGCCAGGAACGCGTTGTAGTCGAGCGGCAATTCATAGGGAAGTCGCCCGTACACGCCACGGCCGCCCCCGGGGTGCGCCGGGTTCTTCTGCGTATACAGGAACCTGGCGCCGCCCGTGAGGTCGATCCCCCGCTTCGTTTCCTTGTTGAAGCCAACGTCTTCCTTCTTGACGACAACCTTCGTGTTAGCGAACAAGATAACGTCTGCCCATCGATACAAGAGATTGGCGGCCTTGTCGTGAATGTCGAACTGGTACTGATCGTAAGAGTCGCCGGCCGGATCGTCGAACCGTTTCACTTTGACGTGTCCGATGATGATGGACGCCATGTTGCGTTCGGTACGCAAGGTGTCCAGCCACTCCGTAATCATCCTCCAGTGCGACAGGGACATCGTGTAGCCCTTGCCGTATCCGCCGCCGACCTTCTCGATGCTATCAACATTTCCGTTGCTCGCACACACGTCGGCGTGAATGAGAGGCTCCAGCGTGCTGGCCGAGTCCAGAAAAACAGTCTGGAACTGGTGGGCATCGGACCGTAATGTGGACAGCCCGGACAGAAGATCGGCGACACTGTGGCTTGGCGGGAACGCCGGCACGTCGATGTCGTCGATACCTTCTTCACCCTTGACCGGCAAGCCGATAGCACCGGGCCACGCGGCGGCCCAGGTGCTCTTGCCGATCTTCTCTACGCCGAGAAGGATGATCCGCGGAGGCCGCATGACGGTTCCGCTCGTAATTGATTCGAGGTTAAATGCCACCTGTCTCTCCCTACCTAATTACTATCTTGAAGTCTTGCGAGAACTCTTGTCCGGAATCGACCAGCCATGCACCAACGGCAGCCTTGACCGCACCCAAGAGAATGCTTGCCGCATACTCTTCGTCTCTTCCCTCCCGGATGCCATCGACGCTACAAAGCAGGTGCTCGTCGCCTTCGGTGATAAGAAATACTTCCATGTCTCTCGCTCCAAGAGATTCGTTGTTTCTTGCTGTCATTGAATGCTGGCCTCTGTCGGTAAGGGTCCATTGTACCATCGATAAGTCGGTTTAGTATCAAGAAAACCGAAATTTTCTTAGATTTTCTTGGTAATCAGGCCCCTGGCAGTGTCGCTCGTAATAAAACCGGGCTTATCTTCTAGCCTGAGGGTCCGCTGCATGCCGATGCGGTCACTCTCGGCCTCGGCCTTGGTATCGTAGGGACCGCATTCGACTTCGAGGTCTTGGCCAGTAATCCACCACTCGCCGTCTCGCAATTCTGTTTTCATTGGTTTCACTACGCAGTGAATCGAGGTGTGCAGTGGCCGGCCTCGATCAATCGCTCCGCCATCCTGCCGTAAGAACCCTGGAGCGACCGCGCTAAGCCGGTGTCGATTAGCCCCTGAAACAGTTCTACGACTTTCCCCTCTTCTAGTTCTCCCTGCTCGTAAGCTATTATTGCTGCAATTCTGTCCATCGCCATGATGTTCTCCCGCATGAGGTTAAAGTGATACTGAATCAGTCCCAATACAGCATGGTTGCCCTACGCCGGAGCAAAAGCGGACATGTACACCTGGAACTGCCCCATTCCGGTGAGGCCGAACCCGTGCGTAGGATTAGCCTTGTGATACGCCTCCAATTCCAACTTGAATTGGCTGACGGTGAGAGCGGGTTCGTTGTCCGACCCCATTCCGGAGCTATCAACGAACCAACTTTCCTCTGTATCCTTCCATTCCGCGGACTCGAACTCTCGCAAGTCTGGAAACGGAATCGGCGGATAGCCTCTAATTTCCTCAGCACTATCAGGGACATGCGGTTCATCCGGTCCATCGAGAACTTGCGAGTCAGACGAATAATTCTCCATAGCAATCTCCATTGTGGTTAGTTACAAAAAGCTTCGGTCGGGTAGGCGTAGGGGCAGGCCAGCGGAACGAACGACACCCTTGCGACGCCCCGATCGTCAAGGAAGATGATCGGGTCGTTGCCGTCGCGACGAAACTGGTCACGTACTTCGTGGATTGTCAGCGGGCCCTCTGGATACAGTGTCCGCGGTTCGTCGGTCTCGATGATGATTTTATTTGCCAACATCGCTTGGCACCTCCGTTACGGTTGTCTCGGTTCCGCAATGCGGACACCAGTACAGGTCTTCGGGCCACTCGTTCCTAGTACAGGCAGACGGCTCGAACGCACTAATAACATCGACACACTCGCAATTGTCGCACTTGACTTCAATTTCTCCCATGGTTTCGCTCCAGTTGTTGCTGGTTGGTTTCCGATCCGGCCGCGGACGCCTGCCCCAGGGTCCGGGGCCGCAATCTACTCGGACCTGATTACTGTCGAGACTACTCCCCGCTGGCTGTACAGTAGCACCTCGAACCCCATGCTCTTCAACTTGGCGACCATTGCGACACTCAACTCCCCGCCGATCTCAGCACAGTCGCCCGGGATTGGGCACGTAACAATGGGCCCGGTGACAATCTCCGGGGGGAGTATATCGGGGGCCAGGAATGCCTCTTCCGCCCTTTTCGTGGCTTGTCCGATTGTCGGCGGAGTACCGCGGGAAAGCTTTTCGATGAACCCGTCGTCGCTGGCACGCCCTCCGGGGGTCGGTAGCTCGTCTTGCGACTTGGCTGGCCCCACCACTTCCGCCGGGTCGATATCCTCGACGCTCGACAGGGACCTCTCGAACCGAATTGAGTCGAGGCCTAGCGTCCGACATATCTCCGCAACAGCGTCGCGGAGTCTTCCTGCATCGATGGGGTTGACATACACGAAACACAGTATAGACCGGGCGTCACGCCCGGTCTGCTGCACGATAGCCGGAAATACCGTGCAATTGCCGAATTCGTCCACGATTCCGTCTACGGCTTCCTGGACATTATCCGGCATAATGAACGGCTGGCCAAGGGGGTTTTCGACCGGAATAGTAATCGTACATTTTAGCATTTCTCTTCTCCAGTTCAGGAAATTGGTTTCGACTATTTAAGTCTAATTCACGATTCGCTGCTTGTCAAGTAATTTCCAAACTAGCGAATCTTGACTACGTCTTCGAGTTTCCGGGGTTCCGTGTTGAGACCATACAGGCCGTCCTGATTACAGCACGCCGCTTCGCAACCTGCCTTCGTCCAGAACGCCATCATTCCGCCGTCTGGTGTTTTCCCTCCGTAGTATTCGTCATTGCAGTCGATCGGCGGAACTGGTCGCCCATTGTCCTTGTGGCAAACTACCCAGCAAGTTTTAGCCATTGCAGAACCCTTTCATTAAACATCTTGAATCGTAACAGTCCGCGAGTAGGCCGTCCAAGCAACGGCCGGCCCGTGGAGCGTTAGGACCATATTCTATCCGGGCTGTCGGTCCAAACGTGTTTGCATGTTGACGCATCGAAGGTTCCGTCGGTCTCTTGCCCGCTAATAGCACGGCTATGCCACTCGTCAGAATCCGTCGTAATCCGTTTCCCGTCTACGACATAAGAGAACGACATCTTCTTCCAGATCATATCGTACCTAGCAAGGTCGTAACCGCCGAGGTGTTCCTTTGCCCAGGTCGGCAGGCTCTTGTGGTCCGGGCTGTCGAGGATTTCCTTCCGTTCCACAAGGTAATCCTCGTGCGACATTTTGACCCGTTCGACCGTATCCCATAATTCCTTGTACATCTCGCGAAACCGCCGCACCCTACGTAGCGTCAGTTTTAGTGATTGTCCCATGGTCTCATTCCTCTTGTGTGGTGATTGGTTTCGATCAAAGGTATTCGCCGTAATACTCTGCCCAGAACTCCGCCACTTCCCCGCCCCCTTCGATTGCTTCGCGAAGGTAAGCTACGCCGTCCGTAGTCAACCCGCCGAATTGCTTGCCGATCTTGTGACCAGACGGAAGCGTTTCGGCCTCCAGACACTCTTCGCCTGCCGCACAATTTGTTGGGCCGTCACTTTCCTCGTCGTCGCCTGCCCGCTTTGGGAATTCGTCGGAATCGTAGCTCCATTCCTTATATGGGTCACTCGGAGCCTTTCCCTCTTCGGTTATCCGCTTGCGGATAACTTCACCGCAAGAGTCGCAATAGATGTCGGCCGCATAGATGTACGCCATGGTCTCATTCCTCGATCAAAATGGTTTCGGTTTCTTCGAGTTCCGTTCTAATCGCCCCTAGTTTGTCCTGATTTATCGCGGCCCATGCCCCAATAGCAGGCGGGAATAGGTCGGCATTCTCACCCCAGCCGTCTTCTCCCATGAACCCATCGTATGACTCTCCGCATGCCGATAGGAACGATAGCAGGTCGTCCAATCCGTTCAACAGATTGCCACCCCCACACCCCGATTGCATATTGTCGTTTTCATGCCCCACCCCGCCGGGCAGGTCGATGAAGTAATGGTAGCGAAACCGGCCATCATCGCCCGGCCTACTGGAATAGCGGATGGAAATGTAGGCGTCACCCACCTTTACGCCGGGCAGTAGGCGTGAAGTAATCTCAATCGGGTGTCGTAGAATCATCGGTTTCCTCTTAGGTTAGAATCGGCCCGTCGCGTTCGATTCGCTGTTGGCGACTAGCCAGACACAAACTACACTGGCTACCGTAAGGATGAATAGTGCAGTCATTGTGGTTCCTTTACTGCTGTGGTTCCCTTGGAATGTAAAACGCCCGGTCCGCGACTAAGTGTGACGGCCCCACTCTATTTTCCCGCCATTGCCGGCCCCTTTCTACCGAAGAGCACCGGATACCAGGTTGCGGACTCGGTTCCGGTTCCGCAAGTGTGCCATTATGGTAGCAATCCCCACAATGCCAAGATATCCCGTTGACCGGGCAAGTGTCGCACGGGCTGGGTTCAGGCGGCAGTTCTTCGGTGTTCTCGCCCATTGTTTCACCGGTTGGGTTGAGGGTAGCAATTGGGCCGATGCACTCCACTCAAAAGAGCATCGGGCGAATCGCTACGCTACGGGGTTACGGGGTCGGCCCAGTTCTCTAGCTTCCAGTCAATCGGTTTCGGCTGACAACTGACAAACTCCACAGCGGCCGACGATACCTCGAAATACATTGACTCTTGGCCGAGTATTCGGCCAAACTCAGCGACCATATCGCGAAGTTTGCCGACGCCCTTGTGGGCATCCTCAATGCACACGATGATCGTCTCGGTCCAGTCAACCGCTTCGGACCCGTCCGCCATGGTGTAGCGACCGAAGTTTTCGCCGGCCGACGTGTAGCCGCCGAATTCTACCGCAATACGCTGTCGTAAGCAAGATAGCTTGCTTTGGGGGAAATTCGCCCCGTTATTGTCGTGGAGGGGCAGTAAAAACGTGCATTTTACCATTGGTTTGCCTGTTGGGGTTGGAGTGTGGGTAATGGGCTAGGGTTTCGGAAACGCACTGTTGACGCCACGCTTGCACCTCTTGGACTATTCTGGTCTGGCAGGAAAGCATCCGGAGATGAATCGCATCGCCTTGCGGGATTCCCTAGCTTGCAACGGATCGATAGCGTGCAAGGCACACAAGGCGGCCGCAATCTTGTGCCGGCCAATCCTCGCGTCCCCGCCCCGGCTACCGAACCGGACTAGATAGCGACAAGCGGCGTGGTATTCTGGCGGGAAGTTTGCAAGTGGTTGGTGGTCCATGGTGTTCTCCCGGTTGTGTGGTGGTGGGGACGTTGTGTCCCTTACTATTCCAAGCTTACCATACGTTCCTGGATAGTCAAACAGAATCCATTCAGATTGTCAAAGTTTATCCATAGGTGGGGTGTAATGAGGCTAGATGCCTATCGACTGCCATAATGGCAGCCATAGGGCGGCCGCTAGTGCGATGCGTGGAGGCGTCTGGTGTGATCGGACCCTTGCATTGTGTTGTGTTGTGCCGGTTGTATGGTGTGCGGTGTTGTGGTGTGGTGTGGGGTGTGTCGTTGCATGTTGCGAGTGTCGGGGATAACTAGAGTGTATCGATGTATCGAATGCGCGTGTTGTATTTACACCCCTAATCTGTATGGAGGGGTGACTGTGGCACCATTAGTGCTAGTATGTGGGATTACGTAACTCGTTGCAGCACAAGGGGTTACGTCGCCGAGTTTATGGTTGCTTACCCTCGTGGATCGACCGGGGGGGCCCCTGACCGTTGCAAACCGAATCACCCTCCCCCGGTTCCGGCTCGCTTCCTTATACCTACCCGCCCTCCTCGGCCGAGACACTTCACGGAAACGTAGCGAAACGCACCGTAGCACGCCTGAAACACGGCCCTACGCTACATCGGTGTCCCCAGGAGGCCCGTGGGGACGTTCCTATGGCACAAGTGCAGTAGAAACACCCCGGGGCCCCATGGCTGTCCAGGAGCGCAGCACGAGCCGATCCCCACCGATGGAAACACCCCCAAAATATACTATATAATATCCCCCGAAGAAAGCGTCAAGGGACGTTTTGTCCCTTGACACATGTTTGACACACCTAAGTTGTTGTGCGACAACGACTTAGGTGCCCTCTGTCAAGAAATCCCATATCCCATACGGTGAAAAGCTGGGATTAGGTATTCTCGACATATCGTTAATAAAATCGGGAGGAGGAGAGTAGGGGTGTTGACACCTTGACAGTAGATATATATCTTCTTCTTCTTCTTCTTCTTTCTTCTATATGAATAGCCTTTCCCTTCCTTTCCCCCCTGTCAAATTACCTGTCAAACTCCCCTTGACTACCTCCAACACCCACAGCAGGGATAGATACCACCCAACATCGCCTCCGCCGTTGGAGGACACCCTTCTCGACTTCTGCCGCGACATGCCGCACCACGCCGCAATGACTAGTTTCGGCCGATCTGTGCCGGGGCCGTCAGATTGGCCGGCTCCCGCGCAGCGTGAGGCCCGGTCGGCAACGCAATTGCGTTGTAAATACCCCGTAGTAGTGGGGGCGAAGTATTTCGTGTTGTTAAATAGCCAGCATGTTATAATAGACGCATGAGAAACAAGACGCTATCGACAGAGGAGAATTA